CGGAAACTTATCGGGCCAGCCCTTTTCTTTCTTGGACTTGTAAGCCACAGCCATTGCTTTGTATAGAGCCTTAGCTTCTGCTTCCGACATTACGAAAGACATAGAGTATTCCGCACCGTCATCCAGTGGATCACACTTAACAGAACCGCCTTTCCCACCGTTCGCTTTGTTATCGAACTTGTAGGTAGCGTCGAGTCTTGGGTAAAGGGCTTTCACGCCCTCGATTGTGTAGTACATATTTGCTTCAGCCATTGTTGGTCTCCTTGACTTGGCTATTTATTGTGAACCCTTCAGTCGCAGCGAAGGGCGAACCCTCGCGGTTGTGGGGCACGATGTCGAAAGCAATTGCTGCTAACGAATCGTCGTCATCCACCATCAATCTAACTTACTGTAGTTCATCTTCTTCTAACGGTCTTTGTGGATAAAAGAACAGCTTTGGCACGGGGCTACCCGTATCGAAACTTATCTTTGTCACCACTGCTGCACTGGGCGTTCCATGCCCACTCAAAAATTTGGCGTAAGCCTGTAGAGGCATAGAGCTTCTACTTTGGGCCTTACCAAATATGGACGAGGCGGGTACCTGCAACTGGTACACAGTATCTAGTGCTTGTTCTTCAACAATCGCTAGTCGCTGACTAAACCTGCAAGCCCTACCCCCTCCAGTTCCAGAACCTCGGACGTTATTGGTGCAATCAATACACCGCATACTTTGTCTCTGGTCTGGCGGCACTTCAGGCGCGGGTCTCTGAGTATCATTCGACCAGCATGTCGGCAGACGTTTGGCGTTAGGGTCGTAGGCATCTTTGTAATACGAGCGCGATACTGCCGCTGCGTTTACGATAACTACGTTTATCGCTGTGCTGTCTGCTTGCTGGTCTAACCCAGTAAACCTATTACCCTGTATGCTGACTCGGCGCACTATGCGTCCGCATCAGGATCAAACGCTGTGGGGTCAAAGTCATCCACAACAGCTTCTTCCGTTGCTTCTTCCTTAGACGCACCGCCCTTTAACAGAGCTTCTGTGATACTCGCCAAGGCGAATCGCTGCGTTTTACCTACCTTGATGTACGTATTCTCTGGAATCACGCCATCCCTCACCCACTTACGGGTCGTGGATAATGACACACCAAAGTGCTTTGCGACATCTTCAATCGGAACTAATTGCTCCATCACGCTTTCCTTATTGTGAGTGCGAACTCTGCGTCTACGTTCAAGCCCTTTGGCAGAAGGTCTGGGTTCTCTTCCAAGAACTCCCGTACGTTCTTCTGGTTCAGGCGCTTATCCAAGAACTCAGGCACACCATGCTCAAGAATGAACTCGTGCATGTGCTCCCAATCGCTAGTCCAATACTTCTGCTTAACCGTACGGTAAAACGTACCGGCATCGGTCTTGACGCTTTTGATGTCGTTCTCTTTCAAGTAACTCAGTAGCGCACTCTTTATTTTATTTTGCTGATTGACTAGCTTGTCATCAGCCTCCTTAAATTCCGCAGATAGGCGTTCCCGTTCAGCCTTAATCTTGAGGTAAACCTCAGTCATCTTGCCTAACGGCACACCGTCTACGTCTTTTGCATCAGCCATGATCTTCGTCCTTCCATTGCCGAGAAAGGTAATATAGTGGTAGGTAATGGCTTAATCAAGTATTTCTTTGTAAAGATCAATAATTTTTGTATGTGTGTCTATTTTGTTATCTAGTAATGCGTATACACGCTTTTCTATGTGAGATCCTTGTAGCTGTACCACTGTGCACTTATGGTCTTGCCCCGCCCTGTGGATACGAGCGTTGGCCTGTGCATAGGTTTCTACCGAACTGGTTGGCCCCCACCACACAATCGTATTAGCAGCGGTCAGCGTAACGCCGTGTGCCGCAGCCTGCGGCTGAATGACCAGCACTCGTGGGGTATCTGTTTCTTGGAACTCTTTGAATATGCGCGTGCGCTCGGTGGCACTGACAGCCCCACTAATGATCTCGGTAGGTATCTTGTCCTTGCGTAGCTTGTCAGTAAGTAGCTGAATCGTGTGCTTGAACGGCACAAACACGAGTACCTTCTTACTGGACTCGTCGATTACCTCACGCAGCACCTTGTATCGGTGCTTGATGTCGAACTCCACTACCTCTTTGTCATCGGTGTACACCGCACCGGAACTGATCTGGAGCAGCTTGTTCATGTTCACCGCTGCTGTAGCTGCCGTGACTGTCTCTTCCGCAGCCTCCATGACCATGCGGTTCTTCAGTTCTTTGTAGTATTTCTCCTGCTGACGTGTCAGCGGTACCTCACGGGTTGTATACACGATGTCAGGCAGATCAAGGCACTCTTCCTTGGTAAACCGGATCGCCGGTTGCAGTGCACTGAATACTGTCTCGGTGGCTTCTGGCTTGGGCACCCACTTGAAGTTGGTCACTTTGTACATGACCTGATCGCGGAACGAACCAAAGAAACGTGGCACAGCTCTCGGGTTAACAAGTTTAGCCAGACCGTACGCATCCAGCGGACTCTGTGCAGCGGGCGTACCCGTCATCATCCACAGCCATGTGTCGGGACTGAGTAGTCTGTTTAGCGTCTTCCACCTGTCAGTCTGAGCGTTCTTGTAGTGTGTCGCTTCGTCTACAATCACTAGGTCAAACCCACCGTTGGCTATGGCGTCCGCCACGATTGCTACACCGTCATAATTTATTACCACGAACTCCGCATCGCTTTCGATTACAGCGGTTCTTTTCTTCGCTGAACCGTGGGCTATATCTACCTTGCGGTGCATAGCGAAGCTAAATAGATCCTCACGCCACGCCGAATCCATAATAGATAGAGGGCAGATGACCAGAGCGCGTTTGATACGGCCTTGTTTCATCAGGAAGTCCGCTGCCCAGATAGCACTTGCAGTCTTGCCAGTGCCCTGTTCGTTGAAACAGAACGCACGTTTGTTGAGTGTCAGGAACCCAGCCGTAGTCTTCTGGTGCTCGAACGGTTTGTACTTACCCGTCCATTTGTACTTGCCTTCGATGGGCGACGGCGCGTTGATGTTTAGATTCTTGAGTACATGGGCCTCGTCTACGCCCCAGTTAACCACCACACGGTTACCTGATAACTCCTTACTCTTTGGTATGACCTCGGTAACTTTCCGTGGGTCACGTAGCCGCAATAGCAGCGCCTTGTTATCTATTACTTTCATTTACCCTTCCATGCAAAATAGCGCGAAGTGGGTGTCCACTACACGCGGTTAAAAAGCCCGCCATACGACCACACCGGACGGGAACGGTGCCAACAGGCAGGAAAGTGCCTTGGTCTAAACTGTTTATGACCTACGTTGAGGTCGATGAGTCGCTTTCTTTAGGGGCTTCTTGCCATTGCGACTTCTATTCTTACTGGCGCTCTCTATACGAACGCCGTCTTTGTTACTACCACCCTTACTCAACATCTTGTTGTGGCTGACATCCTTACCCTCTCGCTTGTCCGCTCTGCCATCTTTGTTGGCATCACGTCCCGCCTTGTCCATAGCACGCCTAGCACGCTGCCTCTCCATTCGGGCTTCGTGTGCAGGGCTACCCACTGGCGGGTTCTTCTGCTTCTTACGGTCTGCTTTGTTTTTGTACGGCATCAGTTCTTTCCATTGTGTGGGCACTCCAACACTGGGCACCATGCTTTACATAGTCCACTGGGGTTGGGGTTCCAAGTATCGTGCTCAAAAGAAGTTTCCATGTCGCTGTATTTACTCAGCCACTTCGTCCATAGCTTTTCTTGGTCTTCAATCGAATACCGGTCTCGAATTAAGTCATTACTCACTACGAACAACAGCCCAGCCCGAACGGTCTCCACCTCGGGGTAGTGCTTGAAGGTAGCCAAAGCCATAAGCTCTAGCTGCCCTTTGTCAGCATATCTTGCCGACTTGCCGGTCTTGTAGTCAATCACCCATGCAAGGTTGTCCTCGCGGTTCAGGATCACAAGATCGGCAATGCCTCGGAACCAAACATCGTCAGCAAAGAAGCTACACGCCTCTAAGTCTTTGGTTAACCCCATCTTAATCTCGCACAGCTTCTCGCCTTTCTTGGCGTTTAGTGCATCCAGCATACCTTGAGCGTAGCTAAACCGTGGGTCAAGTTCACCACCGTCACGGATATATTCTTCCGCAGCTTCGTGAAAAGCTGTTCCATACAACGTAGCCTCAGACTCCTTGAACGGGTACTGCTTGAGCACCTTCTCATGGTAGAACTGCTTGGGGCATTGTTGGAATGCCTTGATCTTACTGAATGACCACGGTGCTACGCTCATGTTTCATTAGGCCAAAGTCGGCTACCTGATGGTTCATTGTCCCAACTCATGTAGGTAGTTCCTTTGTGTTGGAGTATTAACAGATCAGGCACCCTACAAGAGTGTTCGCAGTTAAAACTAATCCGTATGCCATCTCTTCTTTCGGAAGGGTTCAGTACGCCAGCGTGCAATCTGGTGTGCACCATGCATTCACCGTCTGGAGTAACTAAAAATCCTTGGCTATCCTCTCGTATGCTATCAAAGGGGTTATGGTAAACCCCCACGGCTTGTTGATGTAAGCTATCGTTGCGGCAAATAGGGCACAGCACACGGTGTTCAAAAGGATCTGACGTTAGTTCCACGTCACCGTCGTGGTAACTCATTATTCACAATCTCCATATGCGTATGCCATATACGGTGTACCTACAAACACTACAAGATAACCCATTACCGAGATTCCTTAATTTTATTGAACGACCACGGCGCTATGCTCATCGAGAATCAAGTACCAGATTTAAGTCACGTAACTCAGCTATAAGTAGTGCCATAAGAGCGTGGTCAAATGTTATATCTCTATTGTTCATGACTTCTTGTAAATATGCCGCATCGCCTATAACGGCATCAGCGTTGTCACGTCGCACTAGCTTTTGCTGCTCTTCCCATTCGCGGTAACGCTGCTCTTCCCGTTCGCGGTAATTCATTACTCACAGTCTCCATATGCTTTAGCCATACCGCTTTCGCATTCTAGCGGCAATCCTTTTGCCCATGTCGGAACGTACCTCATGCACTTCTCGACGTACTGCTGGGCTTCTTCTGCTTCAGACTCAGGTACACATGCTATAACTGAGTCGTGAACTGTTAGTACCGTACGGTACTTGTTGTTTATCAACAACATCTGGTCGCCTATCACACAACGTGCTAACGCTTGGCAGACGTTCTCGATCACCTTCCCACCGTAGATCCGTGTCCGGCCTCGGCGTGTCTTGTAACTATACTCTATCCCCTGCGAGTTCTGCTCTCCCTTGAGATCCTCATAACGCATCAGGAGCTTAGACGGTAGACGTATAGATTCCCGGTCTCCTATAACTTCAATCACGCCCTTCTTTCCAAACTGGTAAGTATCTCCCTTCTCCATACGAATAATCATGTTCTGGGCTTCCCGCCACACATGACTGATCTTCCAGTTCGCATCACGGTATATATTAATGATGCGCCTTGCTTCATCCAACTCTATTTCAGTTCCAAACGATTTCAATTGTGCTTGGAATTTCAGCGCACCCATGCCGTACCCAGCGCCGAGAATCGTAGTCTTACCGACGAACCGCTGATCCTTTGTTACTTGGTCTTCGGGTATTTCGTAGATCCGCGCAGCCATTTTGACGTACACATCTTCTTTCTTGCGGAACGCACTGGTCAAGTCATCCTGCCCAGCGAACCACGCCAGCACCCGTGCTTCAATCTGCGACGAGTCACAGTCTATAAGTATGTGGCCTTCGGGGGCGATGATACTTCTCTTTAACATCTTACCGTTTGGCCCACGGCTCGGTAGGTTTTGCAGGTTGATCTTGTCATCCCCACCCCACCTGCCAGTGTGTGCCGCATAGTATCGCACAGGAACCGGCAGAGTGCCGCGACCCGCTATGTCAATGAATCGCTGCGTACGAGTCTCTTCCAACGTACTCTTGTTGCCTAGTCTCGCAGCCACCAACGCCTGCACCTCTGAGTTCTCGTGTTCGGCAAGAGCCTTGAACCCTTCATCAGTCTTGGCGAATGCGTAGGTTTCTTTTTCCGTGGTGGGGCTGATCTTGGTGGGCGGCTCGACACCTTTAGATCTGAGCAGCTCGGCAAACTTGTCGTTACTCATCAGCTCTTTCTTGTCGGTCACGCCAGCATCACATAACAACTTATCTTTATGCTCTTTGATCTTCTCAAGATGTTGGCCCAGTAAGTCTTGGTCTAGCTCCAACATAGGATGTATGAACATACGTAACGTACAGTCAATGATCCTGAGTTCTTTCTTAGGGAACCCCTGCTTCATAAAGATGCTGAACAGCTTATAGGTAAGCTCTACGTCGTTAATGCAGTAGTCGCCGTAACGATCTAACTCGTCATCAGTAAAGTCTAGGCGGCGTTTGTCCAGCGCGTTAAGTATCTCAGTACCCTTGACGCCTATGTCGTATCGTTCTGCCAGTGCTTTGAGGCTTCCACCAACCTCCACCCCATGTAAAGCACGGGCAATACAAAGAGTATCAGCCCAAACCCGAGGGCGAATATCAAATAGCCAAGATAATATAGCGCCATCGAACATAGTGTTGTGAGCCAGCACCATGCTGTTAGCCCAGTCAAACTCGTCAAAGTAGCTTTTAAGCTCTTCGTGCGTTCCAGAAGCCCATTCGGTATTGCCATTGTTTACCTTTACCCCTACACCGACTATCTCAAAACGAGGGTCGCGGATGTATTCTTCGGTTGTCATCTTGGTCAAAGAGAAATCTTTACTATAATACGTCTCGAAGTCGAGCGTTATTAAGTCCATGATTTACCGTCCTTTTCTGTCAACCAGATACGGTATTCACCATCGTTACTGATCTTACGGCTCGTAATGTTCCAATCCCTACGTCTGGCAGATACGCGAAACGCACGTACTTTATGCCCGTAGGGGTCGTGTACTACAAACGAGTCCCCCAGATCCATACGGTCTAACGTGTCCTCATAAAAGCGTTGGTGCTTGTACTGCTTATCAAACAGTAGAACCCCCTTCTCGATCACGATGTCTTCTAGGTCGTCGCTCATGCTTCTTCCTCCTCTACAACACGGGTG